CGTTCCGGCGAGCAGAGAGGCGAGCGGTGGGCATGGCGGGTTCTCCGAGAGAGAGGTGAGAGAGGCGCGACCGAATGCCGCGCCCCAGAGGGACGGTCAGAGGGAGCCGATCACGAACGAGGTGCGAGCCTTGCGGAGGCGACCCTTCGGGCGCAGCCCGACGATGACGCCCTTCGGGTCGAGGAAGCGCTGGTCGTGTACATCGCCATCGATCACGGGGAGCGCCGCGAGTGGATGCCACGGGTTGAGATCGCGGAGGAACAGCGGCATGGCCTCAGAGGGAGCGACCTTCAGCACAGCGGCAACGTTCCACCCAGCGCGGAGCGCTTCGCCGCACGCATCGAGGTTCTCGCCAGAGTACGAGAACGTCAGCGTGTAGTTTTTGGGCAGGTTCTGGCGCTTCGAGGGCGGAAGCTTCGTGTAGTCGTAGAACGTCACGTCGGCGAACTGTTCGAAGACGTCGCGGATGATGCGCTCCCACGGCACGTCCGACGAGCCATTGAGCCGTACGGCAGGGAGCTTGCCGTTCTTGTGGCAGCGCTTGACATGCTTCGCAATGTCACTGACGAGCTGCGCCTTGAACGTGGCGAAGTCGTCGAAGAACAGCTGCGCTTTCCGAATGCGAGCATCCCGCACCGTGTTCGAGGTGTCGCCACGCTTGACGATGTCAGCGCGGCCAGAGTACAAGCCGAGACAGCCGTTGATGCATCCGGCAGAGGCTCCGGCGCAGAGGTTGCCACGACCGGCGAACGTGTGGGGAGCGAGGTACAAGACGGCGGATTCATGCTGCAGGGTGAGACCGAGTTCGTGAGCGAGCTTGGGAGACGATTCGGCGGCGGTGAGCAGCTGGAACGTGGACGACATGGCGGGATTCTCCGGGAGAGGGAAGGATCAGAAACCAGCGAGGAAGACGAGCAGCGCGGCGTGGAGGGTGTATTCGCACTGGTTCGCAGCGGCTTCACACTCGTAGCGCAGAGTGAGGCGGTTCATGCGGCCAGCGGTGAATTCACGACGGAGAAAGCGGAAGTACGAGAGCTGGGAGCGATTGGAGAGCATGGCGGTGATCCTCGAAAGTGAGAGAGACTGAGAGAGACTGCAGAGAGAGACGGCAGAGAGAGACTCTCGCAGGTGGCAAGGCTGTGAGAGAGCCAGAGCGACACGCTGGGGACGGTACCAGTCGGTTCGTGGTGCGCTCTGGGAACTTGTCAGTTGTCAAATAGCCGGTGCCATTGGTAGGGACCGTGTTGCGCAGTCACGCTCTCTGGATCGTGCAACGCTTCACAGCGTGGCGTCCGGCGTCATTCTGTCAACAACAACATGGTAACCCTCTGACTTGGCAGCTGTCAAGGGTAAATATTTCTCCGCTCGCAAGTGCTGAATTCATGCGCACTTAGCTGCCAAGTGCCAAGGGCCGGGGTGGCGCTGGCCATGCTCCCTTGTGTCAATCGCTGCCACGCTCTGGCGCTGCAGAGTGAGCGCAGGGGGCGCAGAGGGGACGAGCGCTGACGGGCGCTCTCGTGGCGCTCGTGTCGCTCCTACTCGTGCGCGAGTCTGTCACATGGAGACGTGGCGCTGACAGCGTCCGCACACTGTCGCACGAGTGGCGCACGAGTGAGCGCAGCGCTCTCGGCGCGGCGTCGGCTGGCTCTCGGCGCGGATAAGGCGTAGAACGGGCGCGAGGGGGGGGTGTCCCCCGGAGCGGCGAGCGTCCAGCGATATACCACCTCCACACGGTCAGATCACGCAGTGTACTTGTCAACGATACGTCCCCGACGCATCATGTGGAGGCACGCAGCACACACACACGAGGACTACATGTCAACGAAAGCACGGAAGACGCCCGTTGTCGCACAGGATGCGAAGGAGGCGAAGGACGCGGTGATGGAGCAGATCTTGCAGCGCATGGCGGAGGGCGAGACGGTGTCAGACGCGGTAACCAGCCTGAAGCTGACCGTGACCGCAGGCGCAGTACGGCAGTGGTTCCGGCGCGACGAAGCGTGGACCCAGCGCTATGAACAGGCGAAGAAGACGCTGGCACAGGCGCTGGCGGAGGAAGCGATCCGGGTAGCGCGGGATAGCACCAATCACTCCAGCGCGGCAGATCGGTTGCTGATTGACACCCTGAAGTGGGCGGCGTCGAAGGCCAATCCGGCGGAGTATGGGGAGCGCCAGACAGTCGAGCATCAGGGAGCGCAGACCTTGCAGATCAAGGTCGTGGAGGAAGAAACGCCGGTACGGAACGTCCAGACGCAGAAAGCGCTGGAAGCCGGTGCGATATCACTTCCTGCGCAACTTCCCCAGAACATCCTGTCCTAAAGCACAGAAACCCCGAGGCAGGTTTCGGGGTTTCTGTGGGGTGACACAGCTGTGTCACCCCTGACAGAGCTGTGTCACCCTAACGATAAGAGTAACCATAGTTAGATAGCGTAGAGACCATAGACTACGTATACGTAGAGACCACGATCACGAGAGGACGAGTGCCCCCGAAGCCCAAGTTCAAACCGGGAACAAACGCAGTGAACGTCGTGCTGCCCAAGCGTCATCCGGGCCAGCAGGCTATTGCCAGCCATCCGGCGCGGTTCAAAGTGGTGATGTGCGGACGCCGGTTCGGGAAGACGGCGGGCGGGGTCCGCGAAGCCTGTGATGTGGCCTTGGCAGGCTACCCCGTGGGCTGGTTTGCACCGACGTACAAGTACGTGCTGGAGGTCTGGCGTGAGCTGTTACAACGGCTCCAGCCGGTCATTGCGCGGTCGAACGATCAGGAACGGCGCATTGAGCTGGTGACGGGCGGGGTGATCGAAATGTGGACGTTGGACACCCCCGATCCGGGCCTTGGGCGCAAATACAAGCTGGCGATCATCGACGAGGCCGGGATTGTCCCGGACCTGCTGATGATTTGGCAACGCGCCATCCGCCCGACGCTGGTGGATTTGAGCGGCGGGGGCTTATTTCTCGGCACGCCGCGAGGCAGACGGCATGGGTTTGTGGTGCTCTTCAACCGAGGCAACGATGACACCGAGCCAGATTGGGCGAGTTTCCGGGCCAAAACGCTGGACAATCCGTACATCCCGGTCGAAGAGGTCGAGGCGGCTCGCCGTGAGCTGCCACCGGAGGTCTTTGCGCAGGAGTTTGAGGGGGTGCCGACCGATGACGGGGCAAATCCGTTCGGACTGGACGCCATCCGACGCGCCGTTGATTCTGGCACAGGACATGGCCCCGGTGCAGAACATCATCAAGCGGTGGTCTACGGCGTGGACCTTGCCCGAAGTCTCGACTTTACCGTAGTGGTGGGCCTCGACGCCTACCGACGGATTGCCTTCCTAGAGCGCTGGCAGGCCCCGTGGGCCGTGACGAAGGCCAAGGTCAAGGAAATCGTCGGGCAGACCCCCATCGTGGCGGACGCGACCGGCGTGGGCGATGCGATTGTGGCGGATTTGCAGGCGATGGGGGTGGATGTGACCCCGCATGTCTTCACCCAGCCGTCCAAACTGCGCCTGATGCAGCGGCTGGTGGCGGCGTTTCAGGGCGATGAACTGAAAATCCCCGACGGCTGGCTGATCAACGAGCTAGAAAGCTTCGAATTCCAGTACACCGCGACCGGCGTGCGCTATGAAGCACCGTCAGGGTTCCACGATGACGGTGTGATGGCGCTGGCACTGGCCCTGTATGGGTGGGATCGGGTGCAAGGCGTGGTCCCCGAAGCCCCACCGGGGTTGCGGCTGGTGGTCGATGACCCGAATATTACAGAAGACCTGTCAGGCGCAGGCCGCAATGGCCATGTCGCTGGTGATTTTGCAGCGCAACTCCCCGGAGGCTGGTGATGGCAGCAAAGAAGCGTGGCATGGAGGCGGTGATCGCGAAGAGCAGTGGCATCGGACGCCCGCGGAAGGCCGCGCTCCAGCGCAAAGGCAAGGGACCGGGCATTGCCATCATGATTGCCGTCGGCAAGCCAAAGCCGGGGATGGGCAAGGGGCCGATGGGTAAGGGGCCGATGCGCGAGGCGATGGAAGAGAAGCCCAAGAGCAAGCTTGCCGCCCTTGAAGCGCGTATCGCGGAGCTGGAAGCGCAGTTGTCCAAGCTGGAAGAGGACGACGAGGAGATGGACGACGAGGAGATGGGCGAGGACGAGGACTGATGGCGAAGTCCCCCGCGTGGCAACGCGCTGAAGGCAAGAATCCCGAGGGGGGCCTCAACGAAAAGGGCCGCGCTTCTCTGCGTGCGCAGGGGAAAGACATCAAACCGCCCGTTTCCGCGTCAGCAGCGGCGGCGTCTCCCGAAAAAGCCAAGCGTCGAGTCGCGTTTTGCAAGCGCATGTCGGGCATGAAGCGCAAACTGACCAGCGCCAAGACCGCAAACGACCCGAATTCGCGCATTAACAAATCACTTCGAAAGTGGGACTGCTAACATGGCCGCTACGTTGCTTAAGTCTAGCGTGATCACCGTGTCTGCCGCTGAACAGGCGGCAACGGTGCTTGGATTGCCGTCTCCCGGCGCGGTTGCGGTACAGATTACCGGCACACTGTCCGCCACGATCACGTTTGAAGCCACGGTCGATGGCACAAACTGGGTCGCGTTTAACCTGCTTCCGGCGGCGTCCACGACGGCAGCCTCCACGGCCACGGCGGTTGGGATATGGACGGCGGACAGCAAGGGCATTGCAGGGTTCCGCGCCCGATGCAGCGCCTACACGAGTGGAGCGCCGGTCGTTACGGTGCGATACGCGGCGATCTGATGCTGGACATCCTCCCGCACCTGATTTGGGCTGGCGTGGTCGTCTTTTTAGCCAAAGACCTCAAGGCGTTTGCCCATGAGTGGAAGACGATGAAGGCGCTAGACCCACTCGCCCCAGTCGAAGTCCCAGAAGACCTGATTGCGCTGGCCAATCAAGAGCGGGAGACATGGGCGCAGGAAGAAACGCTCCGAGCGATGCGGGAGCGGTACGAAGCGTTGGGCGACTGGAACGGAGTTCGCGCCGCATTTGGCATTGGGCGGAGACACGCATGAGGATTAACCAGTGACGATACCGCCGCTTGACGAGTACGGCGCGATGGCAGACCCGACCTTCCAAGGCGCGGTCATGGAAGACGAGATGGCCCGCATTTTAGAGGGGCTGTCGAATAATCCGCTCTCGCCCAACGAACAGGTTGCGCCCAATCCGCCTAGTGAGGCGCTGGGGCTGTCTGGAGACGAAACGCAGCAGGCGTTGATCCGGGCATTGTACGGAGACGACTGCCCGTTGGCGGACGAGCGGCTGGTAGAAGACCGATCCGCGTGGGCGTCATGGACGCGCAGCATCTGGGAGTCGCGCCGAGAAGCGGTGCAGATGCACCTGCATTTGGTCGAGCGTAATCGTCTCTTCCGCGCCGGTCAGCAGTGGATTTCGGCGCAGGGGTTGGGGCCGTGGCGTGAGCCGTCCCGCCCTCGGGATGCGGCCCGCGTGGTCTACAACATGACGGACAAGGCGCTGGATCAGCGGCTCCAGATCATCATGGATCAGCGCCCCGGCTTTAGCGTTACGCCAGCGACCAACGATCCGGACGACAAGCGCAAGGCGCAAGCGCAGCAAATGGCGCTGGAATATTTGTATGAGCAGTTGCAGATGGACCGCTTTGCGCGAGAAGCCGCGTTCTGGGCGCAGACGGATGGGTTGTCGTTCTGGCACTTGTTCTGGGATGCCGACCGTGGCCCGTGGGATGAACGGTTGGGCGAGCGTCCGGGGCAGAAGAAGCCGCTGGGCGACATCGGCTGTCAAACGCTGCGTGTGGAACAGGTGCGCGTCTCGCCGAACGCGACCGCCACGCAGCCGCCCAGTTGGGTGGTGGTGCGAGAAGTCATTTCGCGGCAAGAAGCGGTCTATCGCTATGGCGTTGCCGGTCTTGATGCGGCCAATACCACGCTGTCCAATGGCAACGCCCCAACGTATGCCGGGTCAGAAGGCATTGGCGCATGGGTGCTGACACAGACCACGATTGGCGAAGGGCAGCGTCTCCGCGACGAAGACGTCACCGAACGCTTTACGGTCTATCTTGCGCCACACCCCGACGTACTGCCAGACGGGATGCAACTGATTGTCGTCGGCAACGAAGTGGTGTTTGGGCCGAAGCCGCTGCTTTGGGGCGTCATCCCCGTCGTGCCAGTACGTGATGGGTCGAGCGATCCGTCCTACTATCCGCGCCCGATCATGGAGCAGTGGATCGACCACCAGATGCGCGTCAATGCGCTGCTATCCAAGTGGGTCGAGAACATCCGCGTCAACGCGGGTGGCCGCTTCCTGACGCGCCCCAACGCGATTGCGACCGAGACGTTCATGGGCGGCGTGACCTCCATGATCGAAGTCCGTGGCGCTGGCAGCATGGGCGATTCCATCCAACCCGTAAACGGGTTCTCGGTGGGTAACGATGTGAAGGAGGCGCTGGCGCTGGAGCAGCGGGCGTTTGAGAACGCGAGCGGCTGGAATCAGGTCAGCCGAGGGCAGGCAACGGGCGAGTCGGGCCGAGCGATTATCGCCACCCGTGAACAGTTGGAGCGCGTGTTCTCGCCCGTCGTTTCCGCGATTGCCCAAGCCTACACCGATTTTGCCAAAGTGGCGCTCGCTGGGATGGCATGGGGCTACGATGTGCCCCGTGCTTTGGGGACTGTGGGCAAGGGCCGACCGGATTTGGCGCGAGCGATCTCGTCCAGCGACTTTGACGGGCAAGCCGATGTGAAGGTGGAGAAGGCGTCCATGATGCCGATGCCGCTGGCGTTCCGCATGTACATGCTGGACAACTGGTTGCAGACGGGCGTCATCGACCTCAAGGAGTACCGCCGCCGCCAGATGTTTGCGCTGGCGTCGAACAT